GCCCCATTAATCCATTCGATGGTGTTTTCCTGAGAATCAAGATATTCTCGAATCTCATCGTATGAGTTCATGATGGTTTCAAAATTAGAGTCTAAAAAAGGATAAAATGTATCGTGATAGCTAACACCCGCTACTTTTAATTTCGTCGAGGCTTCTCGGAGAATTTGAGTACCGGCCTGAGATTCAGTCCGGCTCAAAACTCTTAGTAGTTTTTGACGATCAAAAAGTAGTTGTCGGATAATAGCTACCGCATACGAAACTTCGCCCTCAGATAAGGGAGATGGGATACCTCGTAGTAGGGCTATCGGTTCTTGGCCTACCGTTTTACGGAGCCAATGACCTACAGTCCAACTCTCGAATCCTTGAATAAGGATCGTGAGAAAAGACGCTACGTGGTGGAACATCGAACTGAGTCTCCCCTGTTCGAATCTTGCTACTTCATTTGCAAATTGGTTCTTTGAAAGAGCCAATCGCATTAAAGACATCGTTATCCCTGTCACTGAAGAGGATCCATAACCACGTAAGACTCCATTATACGCAAATTGAATTCTACTACTCATAGTTATACTAGAGTGGTGTGCTCGAAGCGATAAAGGAGAAATACATTTATCATGAATAAAGACCTCCGAAACAAAGGTAAAAAAGCCTTTTGTGGACAGGAATGACTTTTTACCAGATATCGGAATCTCAAGACCTACACACATGTCATAATATGCGCAGGCTACCTCTCTATCTCCAATGACAATATCGTCACCTAGAAGTCTATATTTATCAAAAATTTCTTTTGAATATAGCTCTACTTTACCTACAGAATAAGCAGCAAATTGCACCAATAAATGGTGGAATAGGTCTAGGGCAGCAAATGAAGAGTAACCTCCCATAGGCTGTCCACGGCCATAATTCACGTGCGACGCATCAGCGATTTTATCCCTGATGTTAGCCGCATCTTTTGCATAAACAATAAACGGATGTTCTACCAGGAGTCCCAGCCATGCTTTCGCCGCTGGTTCGCCTATAAGATACTCCATCATATGAAGATACAAATGATTTGGAATTGTGTCTGTAGCCGCTGATATGTCGAAAGAGTATACTTCATCAAACTTCATCTTTGAAAATTCTCGAACAGATCCTGACTGATCAAATATTGCAGAAACTGAACCAAAAATTTCATTAATGACCTTAAATAAAGCTTCATGAACAGGGCGAAGTAACATTTGCCTTATACCATCGAAGATAGCTATTACCCTAACCTTTCCACACGCTTCAAATATTGTATGCAAGCGACCGACAGGTAAGAGAATATTCTCTTCCTGGAGGGAACGAGCCACAGTAGATGGGAGTGGAGAAAAGTTCAAGGTACGAGATCCTTTCAAGTGGATAGGACGTACATTGGTTATTAACCGGGATAGCACATCTAATCCACGACCTCTGAGGTGACGTAAAATCTTAAAAGATTTTTCAGTCACAGCGGAGATCTGGTAAAAGTAAGAAATATCATAAAGACCTTTATCATACTGAGCGCTCCAATTCCTAATGAACGACTTAACTTCAGCTGCATCGATAATCTCCAACCAATCAAAAGGATGGACTCGTCCATTCTCCGACGGAAGTAGATATCTTTGCATCCACGCCTTAGCATCTGCGGCATAGTTTATACTAGCCAAAGGTGATGAAGGACCAGCTTTAATTGAAGCTGGTAGCTTACGAGGATATAAATCTTCG